GCCAATCACGAAAACAAAGTGGCATCGAGAGTGGGCATGGTCTCGGCCAGAATTGTCAACAACACTTTGGAAATCGAAGGTGAGATTCTATCTCAAGGTGATCAGGCAAATGAGATTGTCAGCCAGTCGAAAGAAGGCGGAGACTGGCAGCTTTCGATCCATGCGGACGTCATTGAATCGGAACTGGTAAGGGCGGCAAGAGTCGTCAACGGCCAGGAGCATGCACCGCCGTTTTATCATGTCTCGCGTTCGTTGCTTCGCGAAATTTCGGTGCTCCCGCTTGGCGCGGATTCAACAACTCGAATGAAAGTTGCCGCCAGCTTCCAGATAGCATCCGGAGGCGAAATACTTTCCCAGACTTCGCCGCCGAACGGCTCCGGGGAAAGAGAAAATAACCACCAAACCAAGGCGGAAAACGAACCCGAATCCAGGACGGATATCCCCCAGGAACAACCCAAAGAAAAGGAGAAAGAATCAGTGAAGGATGACCCAAAAAAGGAACCCGAAAAACAGCCCGAGGCCAAGACGGAAAAGCCGAAGGAAAGTGAAAAACCGGAACAGGCCGCCAGCGCAGCGGATGTTGCCTTACAGGCGATCAGGGATGAGCGCGAACGTGTCGGGCGGATTCAGGTAATCTGCAACGGCGAATTTCCCGAGATCGAAAGGGAAGCGATCAGTGCCGGATGGAGTGTTGAAGACGCTTCCCAAAAAGTATTAAAAGCGATCCGTGACGGCCGTCCGGCAGCCGACGTAAACCTTTCCGTTAAAAGAAAACCGGAAGGTGTCGTTCACCGGAAATCCCTTGAAGCGGCGATGTGCATGCGCATCGGGATACCGGGCGATGAACTGCTGGCCGAATACGGTAACGAGGCGGTTGATGCCGGGGCCGGACAGAGCGACATGCCGATGAAGGAACTGCTTATCCAGTGCCTCCATCTGGAGGGGAAACCAGTGGCTTCTTCTTTCAGCAACGAGACTATCCAGGCGGCGTTCAGCACTGTTTCGCTGCCGGGGATTTTGTCCAATGTCGCCAACAAGAAGCTTCTGCAGAGCTATAACGCCCAGCCGATTATTGCCACGAAATTGTGCAGTACCGGCGACCTTAACGACTTCAAGGAAAGCGAACGTTTCCGCCTCACAGACGCGGGTGATTTGCAGCCCATCGGCGCGGATGGCGAGATCAAGGAAGGCGGTCTTTCCGAAGAGCGCGCGACTAACCAGCTGGATACTTACGGGAAGAAATTCTGCCTGACCAGGAAGATGATTATCAATGACGATCTTGGCGCTTTCATGAAGGTCCCGATCGCGATGGGCAATCGCGCGGCACGTCTGATCGATCAGCTCTTCTTCGGGAGATTGCTGGCGAATCCCAATCAATCCGATGGCAGCGCGCTATTTTCGGAAGCTCACAAAAACTACCTTTCCGGAGCAGGCAGTGTGCTGGCCGCGGAAGGATTGCGCCAGGCGGTCCAGGCGTTTCTGGACCAGGTGGATTCGGATGGACAGCCGATCAACATCGAACCGCGTTTCCTGCTGGTCCCGACCGGTCTGAAGCACACGGCTATCGAGTTGACCAAGGGCGCGACATTGATAATTACCGGCGGAGATACGAGCCCGACTATCCGCCCGGCGCTGAACTCCCTGGTCGATGAAAACCTGCAGGTGGTGAGTTCTCCGTATCTGGCAAATACCAAGTACTCGGGGGCAAGTTCCACCGCCTGGTATCTCTTCGGCGATCCCGGTTCCGTGGACACCTGTGAAATCGGGTTTCTTCGCGGAAAAAGGACTCCGACAGTAGAACGCGGAGACTCGGATTTCAACACTCTTGGCCTCTGGTTCAGGGTCTATTTCGACCTTGGCGTCAGGGAACAGGACTTCCGCGGCATGGTCAAATCAGCAGGCGCATAACTTTCAATTTGAAGGGAGCGAAAGCTCCCGCTCTTTCAACTTTTAACTTCAAAAACGGAGATTTTTATGACAGCGACATATGTACAAAAAGGTGACTCAATCGATTACACCCCGGAAGCTGATGTTTCCGCAGGAGACGTGGTGGTACTCGGAACGAATCTGATCGGCATCGCTAAACTTGACATCAAAGCAAATGAGCTCGGAGCGTTAAGCCTTGTCGGCGTATTCGATATGCCCAAAGAAACCGGCAATAACAAGGATATTGCTCAGGGCGTAAACGCCTACTGGGACACGGTCAGCCAGGTGGTGACGACTGATGATGCCAATCAGTTTCTGGGCAAGTCGATCCAGGCGGCTGGAGAAGATGATACAAGCGTAAGAATCCGTCTTCAGCAATAGGAGTCTGGCGATGGCGGACATGTTGAAAAACGGAATGTCATGGCTGGAATCTCAGCGCAAAAAGCACCTGTCAAGCCTGGTTTTTTATCGGCGAAACAGTGCCTCTGTTGAGGTTCCAGCCACCATCGGCAAAACCGTTTTTAAAATAGAAGACCAGTATGGAAGAATTGTCCGTTACGAGAGCAGAGATTATCTCATAAATGCTCAAGACCTTGTTTTAAACGGGACCGTTGTCCTGCCGGAACGAGGTGATGAAATCATCGATGAAGGCTTTGTTTATGAGGTCATGGCTCCGGCAAACGAACCGGAATGGCGGTACTCGGACGCTTTCAGGAACACACTAAGAATCCACACCAAGCAAACCGGGTACGACCCGGAGCGATAATGTCGCTTCAAGCTCCGTCCTTTTCAGGACTGCGGAAGCAAAAAAGAGAGGAATAATTATGCCGAACGGAAATGAGAGCACGGATAACCGTGATTTATGGGTGGTGGTTAATGAGGCAAGACGTGATATAGCAGAATTAAAGGGCAGGGCGCCCGTTCGGGTTGCATAAGTACATGGAGCAGAAATGCTTAAACCATCACATTTGACAGAATGTGTCTCTATCCCGGCATTTTATGGCATTATGACTGCCATAGGATGGTTAGCTTCCGGGAGACAATGGGAAACACTGAGCGGCAGGCGCTCTTAGTGGTTTCTCAGGGAAGGCGAATATGGCTAAAACTAAACTGTTTGAACTTCAGTGTGGATCTGTGAAAGTTCCAGTTACCTCACCTGCTAACGGGGTAAGGGAAATTAAGCGCAGGCATACCTTCTTGCGCCCAAAGGCTAGAGATAGCCGAGGATTGAGGGGCTGTCAATATACCCCGAAGTCTATTTCCCATCGGCTTGCGTTGCAAGCAATAGCACGAAAGAAGAGCCTAAGTTCGCTGGATAAATACTTATGTAACTACCGGGGAAGCTCAAGTGATGACACCGTGTCAGTAAGCGGAATGCACTTGAGTGGCAGAGTTTCCATAGTAGCTGTGAAGTGGCTAACCCCCACGGAGCGAAGGGAAACAGGGTATTAGTGAAGTCGAAAATCAAACGTAAGGACTAGACCTTAAATGAACGTAGAGGATCGATTGAACAGACTGGCAAGACTAGCCAGCGCAGACAAAAGCAAGCGGTTCGACCGCTTGTATCGTGAACTAACGAAAAAGGATTTGTTAATGTTTGCATATGAGCAAATAAAGAACAACAAAGGTTCAAAAACACCCGGCATTGACGGGCTGAACAGATTTGACTGGAACGAAGATAGAGCCGCCAAGTTGGTGGCCCAGCTTCAGTCCGGCAAATATGAACCTGCGCCTGTTCGCAGAGTCTTCATATGCAAGAAGAACAAACCTGGGGAAAAAAGGCCGCTGGGCATCCCAACATTCGGGGACAGAGTCGTCCAATGCGCACTCAAGTTACTCCTTGAGGCATTGTATGAACCCATATTTATGGAGTGTTCCCACGGGTTTCGCCCCAGAAGGGCATGTCAAACTGCCTTACATCAGGTAGTTGATTGCCCGACTGTGCGGATTGATTGGGTAGTTGAAGGTGACATAAAAGGTTGCTTCAGCAACATCAGTCATCAGAGATTACTGCGGTTATTACAGAAAAGAATCAAAGATGATCGACTCCTAAAACTTATTGCTAAGTTTTTGAAGGCTGGATACTTTGAGAGGGAAAGATGGAATCCTACGAAAGAAGGAACTCCGCAAGGAGGTATCATCTCTCCCATATTGGCAAATATCTATCTCCATGAACTGGACAAATTTGTCGAGGAGGAAATAGGAGCCAATAAAACTGAAATCCAAACCGCTGAAGAAGCAACCCGTAGACTGAACAGGGAGTGGAGAAAGATAACCAACAAAATATACCGGAGACGGCAAATTTTACGTGGTAAGCAAAAGTCTCCTCGGCCAAGGGCTGAGGTAGAACAGGAGCTACAAGAACTTTTAAAACTCCAGCGTTCAACGGATTGTAAATCACAGCCAATCAAACCCAGAATCACGTATGTAAGATACGCTGATGACTTCGTTGTTCTTTTGCGCAACCTACCAAAAAGCAAGGCGGACAGGATCAAAGAAAAACTGACTCAATGGACAGGAAACGAACTCGCACTGGAGCTTAGTCCGGATAAAACCGCGATTACGCACATTAGCGAGGGTTTCATTTTCCTTGGCTATAAAATTAAAGCAAGAAAAAGTTCAAGGGATTCTCAGCCCAGAGTCAAACTTATGATTCCATTTGAATCCGCTCAGGCAAAGCTTCGCGACATAAAAGCAAAATGTCGAAAACTGAGTACTCCTGAAACGGAGGTCATTCGTACGCTCAACAATGTGTTGAGGGGATGGATGATGTATTACCGATGCGCGAATGCGCCTAGTCGAGTAATGACTTCAGTTCTCTCTCATACCTGGTGGATATATGCAGATTACGTTAGCCGTAAAAACGGCATCAATATCGCAAAAGCCGCCAAACGCTGGATGGCTCGATGTCCTGCATCGACAGTCAATCCCAAGGGCGGTCAGAAATCATGGTATGCAGAAACGACAAATGCTAAAGGCAAACTGGTCAGGGAATATCTTCTATGTGTCCCTGTTCCCAAACGTAGCCTTCAAGAAGTCGCTAGAAGTATAAGACTGGGATTTAACCAGTCAAGAAAGGTGGGTAATGCCTAGTAATAAACCAGTCATTAATACTTGGCGAGCCGTGTGCAATGAAAGTTGCTCGCACGGTTCTGAGAGCACTTGGGGGAAAAGTGCCGGACTCTGTCCGGTAACTCGCCCTCATTTGACTCTATTGCTCAAAATGCATATATCAGACCCCAATATTCACCATCATCCGCCCTGCCGCCCTGTTGATGAAATGAGACGAACAATTCTGTCGGCGGCGGGAGCGGCAATCCTCGCGTTACTGGCAGCTATAGGTTCAATTGTTGCCAGCGTGGTGAGGTAATTTATGAGCAAACTGACAGATATCGCCGACGCGGTAGTCGCGGTTTTGAATGGATCAGAATTGACTCCAGAATTTGTAGCCGAACGAACGCTGCTGCCGATTTATGACCTTAAAACTCTGAAGGAATTGAAGGTTTCGGTGGTTCCTAAAGGAAGAAAGATCATTCAGGGTGCGCGGGTTCTCACCATTGATGAAATCCAGATTGACATTGGGGTTCAAAAGAAGATTTCCGATGATTCTGAACTGGGTATTCTCATGAAACTGGTCGAGGACATTACGGCACTCTTCAAACCGGAAAGGCTCACTGGCTATCCCAATGCCTTGTGTGTAAAGAAAGAGAATGATCCTATTTATGACCCGGATTATTTGCGGCAGTTCCATCAGTTTACGAGTGTAGTAACTCTGACCTTCAAGGTGCTTTGATGTTCGGGTTCAAAGCAAAATGGAAGTTTCATCCAAAGCGAGTAAAAAACACGGCTAAAAAAGCCACGTTCAGAAACCTTGGACATGCTGGAGCGGCAATCCGCCTTACTGCCAGAAGAAGTATCAAAAAGGGCAAACGCTCTTCAAGGGCCGGACAGCCTCCGCATACCCGCAAAGGGCAGTTGAAAAGATCGCTTCGTTATGCCGTTGACAAGGATAAAGGAAGTGTGATTATCGGTCCGACTTACACCATGGTCGGCAGATCAGGAATGGCCCATGAGTTTGGCGGAAAATTCCGGGGGCAAAGGTATCCCAAACGCCGATTCATGGGCCCGGCATTAGAAAAAAATACGCACAAACTTTCACGTTTGTGGGCAGATTCAATCAGATAAATTGGAGGATTTCAGAAATGTATAAACTGGGATTGGAGGGGAAGCTTTACTACGGCGATGCCGGAGCTACGGCTTCAAATGAGCTCAAAAACGCCAAAGATGTCACCCTGAATCTTGAAGCGGCTGAGGCGGACGTGACGACCAGAGGCAACAATGGCTGGCGCGCGACAGTGGCCGCTTTAAAGGATGCTTCAATTGAATGGTCGATGGTGTGGGACACGGAGGATGCGGGGTTTGCTGCGATCAAAACAGCTTACTTAAATGGGACATCAATTGCCCTTGCGATTCTTGACGGAGCAGATGGAGAAGGACTGGACGCAGACTTTGCGATTATCAGTTTCTCACGGGAAGAACCGCTAGAAGACGCGATGAGCGTTTCAGTCACCGCCAAGCCGACTTACTCAACCCGAGCGCCTCAATGGAAAGAAGCCCAGTAGCACTTGGGTGAGGAAAAAGTAACAATTCTTAATTTTTTTAACGGAGTTCTTTATGAAAACATTCAAGGACAATGCCGGCAGAAATTGGACTGTGTCGGTGAATATTGCCACCGTCAAACGGGTAAAATCATTGCTGGAGGTGGACTTACTTGAGGCGGTGGAAGGGAAGTTGGTGGACCGGTTGATCATCGATCCGATTCTGCTTTGCGATATAGTTTATGTCATCTGCAAGCCGGAGGCAGACTCTCAAAATATTTCCGACGAACAGTTCGGTCAGGCAATGGCCGGAGACGCGATTGAACAGGCAACCGAAGCTTTACTGCAGGAGCTGGTAGAATTCTTCCCGGAGTCGAAACGCCCGGCGCTTCGCAAAGCTCTGGGCAAATTTCAACAGCTTCAGGCGAAGGCCATGGAATTCACTCTTCGGTACCTGGACAACCCGGAAATCGACAAAAAAATGGAACAGGATCTCGAGAAAATTATCAATTCATCTGGGAACTTGCCGGAATCGCCGGGATAAACCCTGATCCCCTGACGTTGCGTGAGCTGATCATGATGGCTGAGGCCAAATCCAGGGACAACTGGAACCATACTTCGGCAATCCTGGCACTGATCATCAACGTTAATCGTGACCCGAAAAAACAGCGGGCAATCACTCCGGCGGAACTACATCCGCAGTTACGTAAATCAAAACCCAAAACCATACTTCGGGGAAAGGAACTCAGGATCTTAAAAGACGTGTTCGTAAAGGAATAAAAAGAAACCCCTGCCATTTGCTTAGAAACAACAGGGGTAGCTGTAATCAGGTTTAATGGGGGAAAAACCCTATACAAAAATACTATAAAGGCTAAGGCCATTTTAATCAACCCGGAAAGGTCTCTGAATGAAGACTATTAAAACTATATTTGAATTCATTTTTATCACGTATTTTGTTAACTGCATGGTAATAGGAGCATTTCAGCTTACAGCTGATATCCATAAATGCTTGTCGAGATTTTCTTTCCAGCAAAAATTGCTTTTTACTGTCTGTGTGGTGGCAGTTATTCTTCTGGCGACCACAATCGAATATGCGCTTCAGGCTTATAAATATAAAAAAACTGAACAGCCCAAGTAAATCCTCTCCGGCATTTGGCCAGAAATACTCCGATACGGAGTATTTCACTTTGCGAGAGAAGAAAGAATAGAGAAAAATGAGTTATAGAAAACTAAAAAAAGAAGAAATGACGGTCAATCTCGAAGAAGGGAAGGACGGGGAATTATTGGTCATTGTCGGCATGTATGAAAAGGATAACTGGCAACAGCATGTCGTAATCCGATTAATCAATTTTCCTGATAATTGTACCAGTCTGGACTATTTCAAAAATTTTACCATCAGTGGTGTTAAGAGTTAAACCATTTGAAGTAATAGCTTTTTTCATTCCTGGTGCATGTGAAACGCCATCACGAGTAGAAGTCTCAATATAATTTTGAAGGATAACAACAGTGTATTGGTTATTATCATCATCAATTGCTAAAAAACGGTCAATCTCTTTCTGCATTTTCAGTTCTCCTGTTTTTTACATACAAAAATTAGCATAGATAAAGGAGTTTTCAAGATAAATCATGTCTGCTGCTGCAAACATCAAAGCTGGCGCGGTGTATGTCGAGCTCTATACCCAGGACAACCGGCTGGTACGGGGGCTGAACAATGCCCAGAAAAAGCTGATGGCATTCAGCGCGTCAGTAACCAATATCGGCAGGAAACTGCTGGCGGTCAGCCTGGTTGCGGCGATGCCGTTTGCGGGCGGGGTGAAGGTTTTTGCCGACTTTGAACAGGAGATGGCAAACGTCTCTACCATGCTTGACCAACCACAGAAACACCTGGGCAGGTTCCAGAGGGGCATTACCGAAATGTCGATAAAATTTGGCGAGAGCACCAGTACTCTTTCCAAAGGTCTGTATGACATTTTGTCGGCATCGATAAAGCCATCCAAAGCGCTTTATGTTTTATCGGTTTCCGCCAAAGCCGCGAAAGCGGGTCTTACGGATACCGGTATTGCCGCCGATGCCATTACTACCATCTTAAACGCCTATGGTCTGGCCGCGAATAAAGCCGGGGATATTTCAGATTGGATGTTCCAGGTGGTAAAACGCGGAAAGACCACCTTTGCGGAACTGGCCCCGGCAATCGGGATGGTGGCAACGACTGCGGCAAGCGCTGGAGTCGGCCTGAACGAGTTTGGAGCGGCAATAGCTACAATGACCCGAAACGGGGTAAAAACCGAAAATGCGATCACGGCGTTAAACGCCATCATTTCGACCTTTTTGAAGCCCACCGACGAAGCCGCAAAGTATGCTCGGCAGCTCGGTTTTGAAATGTCTTCTGCCACGTTGAAAAGCATCGGGCTTGTCGGGGTTTTTGGAAAACTTTCGAAGCTTCCCCCGGATGCAATCAGCAAACTTTTTCCGAATATCCGAGCACTCCGAGGTGTGCTGCCAGCATTACAGAATATGAAAGGATTTGCCGAGGATATAGCAGTTATGAAAAATCGAACCGGAGCCGCTGATAAGGCCTACGCAAAAATGGCTAAGACCTTATCAACGACACTGGCGAGATTGAAGCAGGCTGGAATCGCTATTCTCGCGGTAGTTGGCGAAGCGTTGTCAAAGCCAGTTGCGAAGCTGGCAAAGATCATGATTTTGGCATCGAAGAGTATTGCCAACTGGATAAAGAAAAATAAGCGGGTCGTGGTTTCGATTGTAGCGCTGATCGGAATTGCCGGAGCCGCCGGAACCGCTCTGATAACCTTAGGTGTTGTCGCTAAAGTCCTGGCGGTTACCTTTGGGATTCTCTCGGGAGCTATCACTGTTGCCGGAGCCATCATCGGAACCTTAGGCACAGTTATGGCGGCTTTGGTTTCTTCGACCGGGCTAACCGTGGTGGCTATTGCCGGACTGGGTGCGGCTATCCTTTATTACAGCGGGATTGGAGTTAAAGCGCTTGAGTGGCTGGCGGAAAAATTCCAATTTTTGAAAGAGTTCGCGACCAAATCATGGAAAGCGATTGCCGATGCGTTAGTCGCCGGAAATTTCCAGTTGGCCGCGAAAGTCCTCTGGGCTTCGTTGAAAGTTGCCTGGCAGACTGGCATCAATGAATTAAAACAGTACAGGATCGGTTTCAGTGCCTGGTATCAGACAACAACCGCAAAGGTTTTTTACGGCACTGTCGGGTTTATTACTGATGCCTGGGCGGGGCTGAAAATTGCCTGGACAGACACAGTTTCCTTTCTGCTGGATATCTGGAATATTTTCCTGAACAAGCTGCAGAATGCCTGGAATATCTCCCAGAGGTGGCTTCAGAAACAATGGCTGAAATTCATGGGGGCTTTCGATCGGAGTCTCGATGTGGAAGCCGCCGTTAAGCTGGTTGACAATGAACTCAAAACGAAGGATTCAGAAGCCCAAGCCCAGCTTAATAAGGAACTGCAGGATTCCGCGGCTAAATCGAATAAAGATAAAGCCGGAATCGAAGCGGAACGGCAGTCAACTCAACGGACTATTGCCGAGAATCTCAAAAGTGATCTGGGACAAATTGAAACCGAATCCGGCAAGGCCCTTCTTGAGTCGCTGGCAGCATTGAATCAGGCCAAAACTGAATGGAATGATTCGCTAAAAGAAGCTCGAAAAGCCGGAAAAAAGCGAAGCAAAAAAGGCGGTTCACTGGATGACGCAAAACAGAAACTTCAAGCTGTCCCCGAAGTGCTCAATACCGTAAAAGGCAAGATTCAAACGGCAGGGTCTTTTTACGCCAACTCCGCCCGGGCCTTATCCGCTGGCAATGCCGCTGAACGTACCGCCAAAGCCACCGAGGATATACGTAAAAACACTAAGAAAACAAACCAGTTATTGCAAAAACAATCCAGCAGTCTGGTATTCGAATGAGGGGGAATTTTAAAATGTCTTACGATTCCAGCAGTTCCACTGAAATATTCATGGCCTTTGCCATTTTTTCAATGGTTGTACCGTGTGGTTTGGCTCCAGGCTTTTCCATTTGTGAAAGTGCCGCCTGGCTTATTCCCACCTTTTGGGCGAGTTCTTTCTGGGTGATTTTCAGGAATATGCGCCACGCTTTAATAATGTTATCATACTTAATTTCAAGGCCGACAACTTCATGTGGAAAAACGGGCTCATCGGAAACAAGCGCCAGATACTGGTCATACGGAAGCACTGCAAATTCCGGTTTGCCATTCTTTTCAATAATCTGCCAATCAAGTTTTTCAGTAAGTGCGTTCATCTCTTTTCTTTACCTCCTGGATTTCCACAATTTGAATCTTTTCATAGAAGCCGAAAATCACACGATAACGCCCGACACGCAATCGGTACACGTCTTCCGTCCCTCTGATCTTTTTAATATCAGCAGAAACATCAGGCATATCCTCAAGAGCGGTAACAGCTCCATAAATCTGCTGCTGCCTGTCTATCGGAAGTCTTCTGAGTTGTTTTCGTGCTTTAGGCTTCCACGTAATGTTCATTCAAAATCCTTTTATAAAGATTATATCGCAAATATAAGAAAAAACAAAATTAAAAAGTAAAAATATAAGAAAAATATGACTCGGGTAGAACAGGCATTTTTTGATCGGACACAGGCGATGGGTAGCGATGGGGCGTATACCACCGCTGAAGTTCCGTATTTTGTGTTCAATTCTGATACGGAAGAAGATGCAGTTCAGGCGGTCTACGATGAAGCGCCCTCGGTTTTCAATGGCCTGGCTCTGGAAAGTGTCGAAATTGATGAAAGGATTAACGAAACGACCTTCAAAGTAGTCGTTCAATATAAGGAAAGCGAGGATTCCGAACAATCATCAAGCGTGAGCGAATATGATTCGGTGTTTTCTTTTGATACCGGCGGCGGAACTCTGCATCTGACGCAATCACGAAAAACAGTCGGAAAATATCCGGCTGACGCTCCCGATTTTGGCGGCGCGATTGGTTATGACGGAGAAACAGTCAATGGGGTTGATATCATTCAGCCAGCCGCGAATGATACAGAAACACACTATTTTCCGGATAGCAAAATTACGACCGCATATAAGAAAATGCTCTCCATTGCTACCGGCACAGTCAATCTGAAATCATTTCGCGGTTATGATCCAGGCGAAGTCTTGTTTCTGGGGGCATCCGGCTCCAAACGAAGCAGTGACGCTCTCTGGGAAGTTACTTTCAAATTCGCGATCTCGCCGAACCGGAAGAATTTCAAGGTTGGAGACATTACGGTCTCTCAGAAATATGGCTGGGATTACCTGTGGGTGAGATATGCCGACAAGGTCGATGATGCTGCGAAAACTCTGGTCAAAAAACCAATCGCGGCCTACATCGAACGGGTTTATCAATTCGCGGATTTTTCATATCTTGGGATAGGTCGGTAGGCAGGCGCTAAGCGCCTGCACCTCGTGAAAATACATCTGTATTTTCCGTACCGGCTATGCCGGAAATTAAAAAATGAATTGGAGGATAATCATGAAATCGATAGTTTAAATGTGACTATCTCTTCCCAAACTCACGAAGCAGTTTGGAGTCTAGTCCAGGGCTTGGTCCTGGTCGGACTAGCTGTAACTCTAAGCCGCGCAACCGCGGCGCAGGGTTACAGGAAAGGCTGGCCTCTCGCCAAAAGGCCAGCCAGCCGAATAAGATAATCGATCAACGTTTGAAGAAGTGAAAAATGAAAAGTGAATAGTGAAAAATGTAATTCAAATGTCTTGCGATTATCTCACCCAAACTCGTGGAACAGTTTGGTACTTAGTCCAGAGCTTGGCTCTGGTGAAGTCGATAGTCTAAATGTGATTCAGATGTCGTTTGATTATCTCATGCGGTTGGCTGGCCCTTTGGCGGAGGGCCAGCTTTTTTGGAACCCCGCGCCGCGGTTGCGCGGCTTAGAGTTCCCAAATTATAGGTTATTAAAAAATAAACACTTTTGAAAGAATAAAAGAAAATTGTGAAAATGATAATCAAAATGTGATTCAAATGTATTGCTATTATCTCATCCCAAACTCGTGGAACAGTTTGGTACTTAGTCCAGAGCTTGGCTCTGGTGAAAAGGAATGTAAATGAATAAAGTTGTCACAGGAGAAACGTTCAAGCCACAAGCGAGAACCTGGAATTCGTTTATTGATGCCGCGGTCTATGTGCGCCAGCGGCAGAGCGACCTGTCGGTAAAGACACCGCGCAAAGATACGAAATCCGGGGTGGTACTGGTGCGGAATTCGACCGATGATGACCTGGGGCAATTTACCGTGGTAAGTCTTGGCGATTTAATCATTACCCCGACTGACAATGAACAGGATTTTCGGAATAACGTGCCGGTTTTTGAGCTCATCAGGGATGAACTTAGCGACCCTTTCGGGATATTGCAAAGACCTCTGAAAAAAGATGAAGTCGGATCGGCCATGTTGTCGGGGGTTACTCCGGTAAAACTCAACCTTTTAAGCGAGACTCACGAGTTTGCCGAACTTGACGAAAATGGGTTGAAATCCACTGATTCAGGTTCGGTTCGCATCCTCTGGAAACAATCAGGCACGGGTGATAAGTGGGCCGTGATCCTGCTGGGAGCTTCCGGCACCTGGAATACTTACAATGGCTATTTTGCCGCCTCAAACTCCAGCAATGACACGGTTCAGCAAGTGACGGTGACTGATGGCATGGCCGTGATCAATGACACGCTTTTCGAGGTCTATTCGGAAGATATTGAGATATCCGCATCCGGCTATGTTTACCTGCAGGCGACAATCTCCGGTACGGTTTTACTCGACCCGACGCTTGAATTTTCAACGGAGTTTCCGGCTCCGGCATCCGGTATTTTTCGAGGCTTAATCGCAGTTATTGACTGGGACGCTGATAATTCAATGATTCGCGGCGTAATCCAGCAACAGTATGGCGTGATGTATGGCATAATCTGGGGGGCTTGTTCATAATATGTTTGCCTGGCTGAACAATGGATTGGCGATGAAAAAGAACCAGCTTCCGGTTCTCTGTAATTCCTGTCCCTGCACGACCGGGATTTTCCCCGGTGTAAAAGAAGTTTTTCCATTCTGGGACGGCATGGGAGATTATGGCATTGGCTGGACAAATTCAAGATGGGAGGTGTTGACGGTTGAGAATTTTGAACCCCGTTCCCAGACCTGGCAGAATCCGCCTTTTGTAATCTGTTCCGAGGCTGTTCCGGATCAAGCTGTCGCTTATTTGGGATTTTCATATCCGCTCTGGCAGAACAGTTACGGCGGCAACGATGCTTATACCGGTGCGAAACAGGAGTATGCTCCGAGTTTAGGCGTTGCCCTCGACCAGCCTTATTATTACAATGTATTTGTGTTACCGACCAGCAACCCGGCCGATGGGCATAATATCCGATTCGAGTTTACCTCCGTGCCGGAAAAACTGGCTGGCAGCAGCCGGTTCCCTTATCCGGTAAAACCTGATGCCGATTACAGCTTTACCGTTTATGACGAAGATAACGGCGATGAAGTCATTTTTCAGGGGAAAATCGTGGTAAGTTTTGCCTGTGGCGAAATCCATATTACCGATATAGATAATCCAGATATCGATGTTTATGCCTATCCCATCACGTTCAGCGCCCTTTATGCCAGGTCAACTCAAACGGCCACGTATTCGATATATGATTCCGACAATAACCTGGTTTATTCCGGGGCCACTTTGAACGAATCCCCGGAGCTTAATATTTCGGGCTGTGTTCCGGATGTGGATTTTTCGGTTATCGGGCGTTGCGACTATTCAAAAAGGGATTGTCTCGGATGCTTAACCGATACCAGTTTAAAAGTCTGCTCCGACTCAATTGCCGCAGGGCTTGACGGCCGTTGCATTAACGGCAAAAATATTTATCACAATTACAGTTATCACTATTCTTTAATTGCTTCCGGCTTTGAAACCCAAAGCGATGCGCAGGACTATATCGAGAGTAATTACGAGGCATTGATTTCAGGCCTGCAATCAGCCTGTGCCAAGGACCCATGGCACATTATCGGCTACTGCAAATGCCCGGATGATACATGCGGTGAATGTGTAGCTCAAACTGATAATATTTTCACAATTTGCGTCAACGATATAAAAAACTGTTTTGAATCAAATGGCGAATACTTTAAACATACCGTACTGGCAAACAGCCGGGAATTCGGCAGTTCGGTTGCCGCTGAAGCGTACATTGCTGAACATCTTGATGAACTCAAATCAGAGCTTAACGAAGCTTGTCCGGCATGCATCGACGGAAAATATTACGGAATTCATTATCTGCCTTACTGGCATGACAGTATCAACGGTGGGAACTGTCGCTATGGCTATCCATATCCGGTGGTTTGGAGTTGCGGGGAAATTTCTTACTACACCAGCAATCCATTGGAATTTGAAGCCGATTATGGCGAGGGCGCCACATGGGAAATTGCCGCCGGGCCATTTGATTCGATGGCGGCAGCGGATGCGGCGATAAAATCATACACCTGCAAAACTACGCAGTGGACTGCCTGGCATTGTGTCGGCACGACAAATAGCGCTGATATTGTCCTTACCTTTTTTGCAACTCCCTCCTATTCAGGGGGCGACACCTGTGTCGGTGGAACCTATGGCTACCATGGCTGCAGTGGTTACGGCTCCAGAAAAGGACCGTATGAAATAATACTTAACCAATGATGGAGATTAAAGATGAATGAGGAAATTTTAAAAATTATTGAATTTGAAAACCTGATCCTGTCGGAATATTCAGACAAAAAAATGGAGTATTCAGAGCATAAAAAATCTGTGTGTAATTGCAAAAATGATCCGATTGGGACGGCATTGTTTTTAATAGATTTTGTTAAATCTGAAATTAAATCAAGGCAGCGTTTGCCGGATTTTTTTATTAAATTAAATTCGGATATTCAGCATATATTAATCGGCGTAAAAGACAGGATAAATACTCATAACTGCGTAAACTGCAGCTTAAAACATGTAGCAAGCGCGGCGGTAATCATCAACGAAATCCTGAATGGTTACGAAAACTCCGATCATGAAATGTTCCTGATGGGCAACCTCAATGAAGCAACCGAACAGATAGCTGAAACTTCAGTGGAAATTTCCAATGAATTAAGAAATTTAAGAGTGGACATCTTCGAAAACGACCAGAAAATCACCCAAACACATCTTAAACGCGCAAAAGGGATTTACCGTAAGATCAGACAATTATCAGATATTGAAATTAAGCCTGAACAAATTTCCAGGAACTCTGTTAACCAGTCCGTAATTCCTAAAGCTCCCTGTGGATGTGGAAAGAAAAATTTAACCTAGAAAAACCTTATTGGAGTTTTACTCAATGCAGGAAATTGTGATATATCTGAGAGCCGGAGATGTGGCGGCAACAGTGGTTGACGCCTATAACCAGTCGGCTAAAAGCAGCCCATCGATAACACGCGGGATGCGGGCAAATCTGTGCCTGCGCCTGCTTGATTCGGAGGGAGAGCCATTACCCGCAGAAGACCTGGATTATCTCGGCTGGGACTTTGTACTGGCGCATGACTGGAATACCGCGACTCCTGTTCAGATTAGGGTTCAAACTGGAATTTCAGTCAGTTCCGTTACGGTTAGCGAAAAAACTTTTTCACAAATAAATATACCTTTAACTGAAACTAACACTTTGGAACTTATCGAAGTTTTAGGAAATTCAGCCAATATAAAACTGGGCGGAGAACTGGCCGGATTTGAATCAGAAGAAGCTGATCCTGGGTTTTTAATTCAGTTTGATATGAGTGTCAGGAACCGCCGGGGCACAGCCGGAACTGATACACCAACTCCGGTCTTAAATGGGACTTATTCCATTGCTCAGATTGATGACATGCTGGCTGGCAAAGCGGATATTGACCACACGCATCCTCAGCCAATCTGGGTAAACGAGGAATTCGTCTTAACATCCGCTGATATTACCGCGAAAGCAATAACGCTGACAAACATACCATCAGATACCAACGCTTTAACATTCAAAATAATAGGAGGGATCGAGCAACATGAAAACTTAGATTTCACAATCAACGATGCCACAATTTCGTGGCAAGGACAAGCCCTTGATGGTGTACTCGCCGAGGGTGACACCATCAGAATCAAATATACCAAAACTACGGAAAATCCGTGAGGATTTTCGCGAGGTGCAGGTGCTTGGCACCTGCTAGCCAAGCGGCTATGGAGCGAAACTAAAAAAGGAATTTAGAAAATGTCTAAAATGAATGCAAAATGGATTAACAAGGATGCGCAGTCGCTGGAAAATGACGGTGTAAATCTGCGGGTAAAAGTGGATGCTGCCGGAGCGTTGGAACGCACCGCGGACGGCCTGAATATCAAAACAGGCGGAGTCAGTAATGACCAGTTGGCTGGCTCGATCGCCTTTGAAAAACTGGCTGACAATGCCAATATTGCCAGGCTGGATCAGGATGAAACGGTTGCCGGAAACTGGACATTTTCCAATCTTCCGTCAGCCTCAGCAGACCCGACTGCCGATAACCACCTGGTTCGCAAAGCTTATGTTGACGCGGTAGCTCAGGGGCTGGACATCAAAGGCTCGGTCAAGGCCCTGGCAGACTCAAACCTGACGCTTTCAGCTGAGCAGAGTGTCGATGGTATTTCCCTTGTCGATGGCGACCGGGTACTGTTGACAGGACAGACCACCGCTAGTGAAAACGGCATCTGGATCGTCAGGACATCCTCCTGGGAACGTCCGGTGGATTTTGATACCGGAGTTTCCGCGGCAAGTTCCTTCTGTTTTGTGGAACAAGGTACAACTTACGCCGACACCGGTTGGGTCTGCACAGCCGATAGCGGATCGGATGTAATCGACACCAATGATCTGGCATTTACCCAGTTCAGCGGAGCTGGAGCTATCAGCGCCGGAAGCGGCCTGGATAAAACCGGAAACACATTATCTGTCAAGCCGTCTGACCTTATCAGCGGAGGTGCGGCAGAAATTGATGGTGATAAGTTGGATATTGATTATTCACCCACCAATTACACTCCGGATACTACTCCGGCGGAAGTTGACAGCGCTGTACAATTGTCCGCGCATCTTGCTGGAATCGACAATGCCCTGGGCGGACTCTCCGGGGAAAATATTACCCAGGAGATGCACATCATTACCGCGGCGGAAGTCACAGCCGGATACTTCTCGCTGGCGAATACTCCGGTGAATGCCCAGTCGGTCAGAATGACGGTTGTCGGGGGCCCGATGCAGACCAATAAACAGGTTGTTGGAACTACCGGAGCCACCCCCGACTTTGATGTCCTGAACAACACCGAAGTACACATTAACAATAACGGTTCCGCGACTGGTCTTTCCGGTGACATCGAAGCAGACGATGTGTTAATTCTCGAATACCAGAACCAGAATTAATTCTGGACACTGGTACTCCCGCTCAGCTCACGCTTGCGGGAGGAGTTTTTATTCGTTAGTAGCGAAATAGATAGTAAAGGAAATTGGTTTTGCTAATGCGTTTGGGATAGCTGAAACTCTAAGCCGCGCAACCGCGGCGCAGGGTTCCCAAAAAGCTGGCCCCACGCCAAAGGGCCAGCCAACCGCATGAGATAATCGAACAATATTTGAATTACATTTTGACTATCAATTTCACAATTATCCTTTGCGGGAGTATTTCGCTCTCCGTCGTGACGGAGGCGGGGGCCAGCGTCGAAAGCGCTGGTTGCCAAAGGCAAAACAGAAGAAAGGCAAAAAATGAGTAAAACCGGTAGAAAATGGTTGAAGCGGGATTGGTCGGATTCCGATTGTGTGCGGGCTCAGGATATCCCATATTCAGAGAGCGAATCCATCAAGGACAGACTGGATAACGTTTACCAAAAAGATGAGACTTATTCAAAAACGGAAGTTAATAATCTTGTCGCAAATTTGGGAAGTGGAGACCTGAATTTATGGCAGTTGGAGATGTTGACCTATTAAATCCGTACGACGGATAGCGATATACCGCTTCATACTTCGCGCTTTGCGCTACGGAAGCGGGGAATTATAAAATGAGCCAAGTCTGAAAGGAGTTTAAATGGCAATACCAAAATCTTTATCAATTGATTTTTTAGGGACAAGTGCGAGTGCGGTATTCACGGCCGCTTCTGGCTATCGCTACCGGGTCAAGGAACTGGAATTTCATAACATTGATGCCAGTGCTGTCCAGCTCCAGGTCTGGCTGGCACCGAATGATTCCGGCAGTGTCCGAACTGTAGCAGACAATGATCGCTACCAGAAAATCAAGATCAATGTTCCGGCTGGAGAAACCGTGTATTTCGCGATTGGCTGGACGCTTGATAATGAAAACGACACTATCCAGATGAAAGCTGCCTCCGCGTCAAAAATTTCTGCGGTCGTTCATTATATTGAGGAGGCAACGGTATGATTATCAGGCGAACTGGAAAACTTGATGATTACGGGCGGATGATCAAATTCCAGTCGGCAGTTGATGCCGGGCTGGTTAATTTGAATTACTGGGGCGATGGTTCAAATGGAGATTTGAACACCTCTGGTAATGTCACTTTGTCATCGACCCAGGACGGCGATATGATAGTTAGAAATTACCGGAATCTGACCGTCAATTCCGGGCATACCCTGACCGTTCAGAACCGTTGCCGTGGCCTGTTGCTTTTCATAGCAGGAGACCTCACGGTTAACGGCACCATCTCAATGTCGGCCAAAGGCTGCAAGGCTAATCCCGCTGAAAGCACAACTTCAAGTTATACCCCGGTGGCTCCCGGCGATGGAAATGCTGTTGATTCGGGTGGGATCCAGTTGACCTTCAAGAAAGATGGACAAACGGATTCAGGGTCGGCCAACCTGAATGGCTGTGGTTCTGAAGCTTATAACCTGAACGCAAAATTTCCGGTTCTGGATAACGATGGAGTAAAAATAGCGATTGCCAGAGTTGGAGCATCTGGCGGACTTGGAGCCTACACCAGCGGAGCAAGTTATGTCGCGGGCTATGACGGAAGCGCTGGTGGAACCGGTCAATCAGGCGGCGGGGGCGGAGAAGCTACTTATGGAGGAACAACCGTTCGGGCTGGATCTGGAACCGCTGGAACTTGTTTCTCTGGCGGAAGCGCTGGCGGCGGAACCATGAATGGAGCTCAAACTGCCTATTCGGGAGTTCCTTACGGAGGTGCCGGTGGACGAGGAAACGCCAATGCCCAGACCGCTGGAGGCGGAGCTGGAAATCCCGGAGGAGACGGTTCGGCAGGAGGCAGTGCCGGAGAGTCAGGAACGGGAGGTTTGCTGATTATTATTGTCAGCGGAAGCGTAACTATTGGCTCGGGCGGCATGATCGAAGCCGGTGGCAAAAATGGAGGAGCAGCTTCCACAGGTGCCGCAGGCGGGGCTTCAGGCGGCGGAAATATCGTCCTGATTCATGCCGGAACCTTAAGCAACAATGGAACCATAACCACTCCCGGAGGCATTGGAGGAGATGGTTACAGTACTGCTGATGGAGGCGATGGCGGAGCAGGTTCCGTTCAGATTCTAAAGGTAGACAATTAAGGTTAAGGATTCACATTTATGATTATAATACTGAATGATGCAAGAATTGAAAAAAGCCGTGAATTTGTGAAAAATTATGGTGAAGGTTATGAGATAATTGACTGGTCAAGTGCTGATGATATTAACAAAATATCGGCTTTAAAATATTTTGGCAATTTTACAATTTCTGATTTTCCTTCAGTTTTTGACACTGGAAATGGCAGGATTTGCCGGACACCTGATGATATGGAAAGCGCGATTCTTGAGCTCGAAGGCCTGGATACTTTAGAGAGCGCTCTTCAGACCCGTTATAACGAGGTAACCGCAAAAACCGAGGAACTTATTACCGCGGGTATTGAATACCAGAATGTGGTCTTTCACTGCGATTTGATTGCCCAGCAGAATTTTACTGTGCTTTTTATGCAAAAGAATGAACTTTCATACCCTTACGAAATCTGGGACGGCAACAATTCTGTTCAGATTCAGGATGCCGATGAAATGTCGGATTTCTGTTTACAGGTCATGGCTTTTGTGGAGGCCTCTCGACAGAATGGCAAAGTTCTCAGGGATTCACTGGCATCAATGACTCTGGAAGAATTAAGAAATTTTTCTGATTCAAGATAGCAGAGCCAAGCCCAAGGCCAAGCCCTGGACTAAGTACCAAACAGCTTCGCGAGTTTGGGATGGACTTGAAGGCACAGGCGGGAGGAATGATAAACATAGCTATGTTGTTGATAATAAATGTTTTAAATAGTTTGATAATCTGTTGAAGACGACTGGATTAATCTCCACACATCCTTTAACATGTACACAGAACAAAGAAGTTAAAGCATTGAATACCAACAACATAAACAGAAAGATGGACAAGATGAAAACTTACCAGGTGCAAGCAATTTACGGGGAAAAATTCGAAGACATCTACGTGGAAGCCAAAAACGAAAAGGAAGCGATTAATAAAGCCAAAAAGATAACCAGCCTTAAATCAAAATGGACAAAATTCGTAATCTGAAGGAGCAGACAAAATGAAAAAATATAACCACGAAAAAGATTTTGAGAAGCTCGAAAAAGATACCTCGATCCTCCTGAAATTGATTACCGGAGAACTGGAAAGGAAAAGCGCTGAATATCGCAAAGAAGGCATCCACGGCGGGCACGTCGGAACTTATATGGACATCCGGCATCGCCTCCGGGGAACACTCGCGTCAATGATGTTCACCGCGAACTGCGAAGAAGAAAAAGTCTATGCCGAAATTGAACGACTGATCAAAAAAGCAAAATAACCAGAAAAGGAGGTTCATGTGAAAACGAAAGACGAATTGCTCGAGGAAAACCGGATCATCCATTACCTGATGTCTGAACTCAACGGCGTTGCGGATGAAGCCGCCGGGGAGTGGAAAAACTGGGAAAACCTTGTTGATCAGGAACGGGTCAGCCGTATCCTGCGCGAGATTTACACCGGCATGCTGGTGGCAGACGGAAAATGCACCGAATTCGAGTCCAAAAATTACATAAACAAACAAATCAAGGAGTACCAGAAGATGAATACGAACACAATCGAAATCGGAAAGAAGTACGCAATCAAGATCGGGAAAAACGAAGTCGAAGTCCTCGTAACGGAAAAGACAGCCAATGGCTGGAAAGTAAAAACTTCCGCCGACAAAATTCTCGCGATAAATAATGCCAAACGCTTCATCAGATGCCTTGAGGAACCGGAAGAAAATCGGCAGGATATCAAGCCTAAAATGTCCATGCTTGATGCGGCAGTGGAGGTATTGAAAGAAGCATCGCGTCCGATGTCGGCAAAGGAAATGGTAATCGTAATGGCAGAAAAAGAGCTATGGAAAAGCCCATCGGGTAAGACCCCGGCGAATACTCTTTCAGCAACAATTCTGAGGGATGTTAAGAAAGAAAATCCGCGTTTCAAAAAGGCTGGAAAAGGTATGTTTGTCCTTAATTAAGGAATATAAATCTTGGGTTTGGCTATAATTTTCGCTCTGTCACCGCTTGGCGAGCAGAGCCAAGCTCTGCACTAAGTACCAAACTGCTTCGCAAGTTTGGGATAATTGTAACTCTAAGCCGCGCAACCGCGGCGCAGGGTTACAAAAAAGCTGGCCCCCACGCCAAAGGGCCAGCTCACCGAATGAGATAATAGAACAATGTCTGAATTACATTTTGATTATCGATTTCAAGAGCCAAGCTCTGCACTAAATTCCAAACTGCTTCGCGAGTTTGGGAGGGACTTGAAGGTACAAACGGGAGGAGTGATGAACATATCTATGTTGTTGATAATAAATGTTTTAAATAGTTCGATAATCTGTTGAAAACGACTGGATTAATCTCCACACATCCTTTAACATGTACACAGAACAAAGAAGTTAAAGCATTGAATACCAACAACATAAGAAGGAGGATAAAAAGATGAACCTGCAGGATTTAAAATTCGGGATTGAAATTGAAACCGTGAAAATCACCCGTCAAAAAACCGCTGAAGCGATTCAAAGTGTAGTTGGCGGAAACATTGCCCACGAAGGCGGTACATACGACTGCTACAGCGTCACCGACCTGCGCGGCAAAAAATGGAAAGTTGTCCGCGATGCCTCTTTGAGTTCGGTACCTCCTAATCTGCAATCTGAAATTGTAAGCCCAATTCTGACCTACGAAGATATTCCGCAACTGCAGGAAGTTGTCAGGGCGGCAAAGCGGGCTGGAACCAGAATAAACCGTCAGTGCGGTTGCCACATTCATTTGGACGCAAGCGCTTTTGACACCCAAAAGCTGGCCAACTTCGCCAAGATTTTTTACAAGCAGGAAAATTTAATACTTCACGCTTTGGGAGTAAAACAGCAAAGATTGCAACACTATACCCGCCCGATAAGCGATGATTTTATTCAACAAATTGAAACGAGGAGGCCCAAGACCAGAGACGATTTAAACCGCATCTGGTACGGATACCACAATACCAATCCGCAACATTATGACCAAAGTCGATATAGGACGGTAAATTTTCACAACGTATGGTACCGAGGCACGGTCGAATTGAGACTTTTTGAATCTACCCTTCATGCCGGACGCATTAAGGCATATTTGCAATTTGCCCTTTCTCTCGGTCTGAAAGCCCTCAGAAGCAAGGCCGCCTCCAGTAAAAAAAGGGACTTCAACCCCTCAAGCGCAAAATATGATTTCAGGGTGTTTTTGATAAGTAGTTTAAAGATGAATGGCGAAGAATTCAAAACCGCCAGATACCACTTACTTAAGAATATGCCCGGTGATGCGGCTTGGAAAAATGGCCGACCAGCACAACAGGCTTCGGCATAAGTAACAAGGGGGGGGCAAAAGCCCCCCGTAGATGCGGTTAAAACAATTAAAATGGAGATATAAAAATGATCAAACTGCAAATGCATCAGACAACGTTGGAAGGCAAACCGCTTTCTGAAACAGGAGAAATTATTTCAGGCAATAATGCTGGTGAAGTTATTGAAGCCATGAAGATGCAATCACCTTTCACGGCGGATATGAGTGAGAGGGAATACATTGACAATATCCTCTCAAAAATCATGCCGGAAGGAAAAAGAATAGAACTTGATGCGACGAAGTTCCTGACTAAGCTCGCGGAAAGAGGATTCATATCTTTTCTACCCGCTGGCGAGCCGCCAGAGGCAGATTGCGCTTCAAACTTCGCTAACGCTTCGGAAGCGGAAGATAAGGATATTGAATAATGTGTGGTCAATGTGGAATTATTTTTGCTGAGGGCGGGAAAACGCTGGAGACGCTTGAGCATCTCCGCTACATTTTCTTGCGGCTTCTGGCCTTGAATGAATTTCGCGGGAAAGACTCTTCTGGCGTGGCTATGGTAAATAATGACGGAACTTACCGGCTCCTGAAAAGGCCAATAGCAACAAGTAAATTTATCTGCCTGCCGGAATACCATAAATTGGCGGATGCGTTGTCTGATCAGACGAGTCTGCTGATGGGGCATGCTAGATTTGCGACCGTTGGAAGCGTTAAAAAAATGTCCAATGGACATCCCATAAAATCGGGGTGTTGTCTGGCTACCGCAAACGGTACAATTTTCAACGCCAGCGAACTTTTCAGAAGGTTCCGGTTGAATCGTTTTGCCGAAGTTGACAGTGAATTAATCGCAAGACTGGCAGACAGACATGCCCCGTATGGAGACATCGAAATTAAGAATTATCTCCATGCTTTGAGGCTATGCCGAGGGCAGATAAGTGCGGTAGTAACTTCACTCCTTAACCCACAAAACGTAATAATCCTTAAGGGCAATAAACCACTCAGTTTACGGTACAATTCTCAATATGGAGCTATCGTTTACTCCTCGGATGAACTTCATTTGAGCATTGCTCTGAGGGATGATGGCAATTGGAAAAAACTGGAATTGTCCCCGATGACCTGCGCAGTTTTTGATACCGGGAAACTGCCGGAATTCAAAACTTTATCATTTGTCTTTAGATGTCAAAAAAGGAGAAAAAATTTATGTGCGATATAGCTATTTGGGCTTACGGCACTCTTAAAAAGGGCGAAAATAATCACCATTTTTGCCGACGTGCCAAGAGCATAGAAAAGGCAACAGTCTGCGGAAAACTTTACCAGTTGCCGCCGGGATACCCGGCCTTGCAGGTTCCGGTTGAAAGCATACTCTGGCAGGGAACAAAAGACGTTTTTGCCGATGCACAAAATCAGGAGATGGAAAACAACGACGCTGATAATGAATTCAGAATCCACGAAGGCTGGGACACTGTTCACGGTGAACTGGTAACTTTCTCCGACCCGGAAGAAGACCTTCCACCGATAGACCAACTCGAGGGGGTTCCTCATTATTACGACCGGGTACTTGTGCCAGTCAGGAAAGCCACTGGAACCGTCACGACCGCCTATGTGTATATAATGGACAATATACACTTTGCCGCCAGATATCTGCCGGATGGCATCTGGATCAGTACGACCGGCCGCGAACATAAAAACAGAAGGAGTATGAAAAATGGGTAAAGAAAAATTAACCAACTGTCCCGATTGCGATGCTAAACCCGGTGAACTGCACCATGATGGATGCGATGTAGAAAGATGCAGTGTCTGCGGCGGACAGCGACTTGGATGTCTCTGCGAAGGGCATGATTCGCAATTTTCCCGCTGGACAGGAGTCTGGCCTGGTGAAGCTGAAAGTAATTTTCTCGGCATGGACCTAAATAATTTTTACATTTCAGGAGTCTACAAAAGTTTCATGATAAAACCTAAACTGAGGGATGAGTAATGCCTGAAGACAGGAACAGAAATTCTGTTTTAAGACAACTTGCCGCGTTACAGCAAATGTCGCTTCATGACCTGCAGGAAAAATGGCGGGATTTGTACGGAAGCGAACCGCCGAATTACAGCAAGCAGTTCATAATACGGCAATTGGCTTATCGCATTCAGGAACTTTTTTATGGCGGTTTGGAAAACGAAACCCAAAGAAAACTGCTTGGCGAGCCGCAAAGTCCAGCCGGAACAAAACGAAAATTAGCACCTGCTGTTGGCACGCGTTTTCTGCGGATTTGGGGCGATCAGGAACATGAAGTCACGGTTGTCGATGGCGGCTTTGTTTACAAAGGGCAGAAGTTCGGATCCTTATCGGCGGTCGCGAGAAAGATCACCGGAACGCATTGGAACGGGCGCAAGTTTTTTGGTTTGCCGCGTTCCGACCGGAAGCTACGTACAGATAAAAAGAAGGAATAAAAGGGATATAATATGAATAACGAAAAAATAGTCAGGTGCGGCATCTATACGCGAAAATCTCACGAGGATGGATTGGAATTGAGCTTCAACTCATTGGACGCGCAACGCGAATCCGCCGAAAATTATATCGCCAGCCAAAAGGAAAACGGCTGGGTCGCCTTGCCGGAACATTATGACGACGGTGGCTTTTCCGGCGGCAACATGGAACGTCCTGCATTGAAGCGGCTTATGGAGGATGTAAAGGCCGGAAAAATCGACTGCATCGTCGTCTATAAAATAGATCGGCTTTCCCGTTCGCTGATGGATTTCACTCAATTAATCGAACAGCTCAATAAATACGATGTCAACTTCGTTTCGGTGACTCAGCACATCCAGACCACCGACTCCGCCGGGCGGATGATGCTTAACATACTAATGACTTTTAGCCAATATGAGCGAGAAATTATTACCGAGAGAATTAAGGACAAAATCGCTATGGCAAAACGCCGCGGAAAATACTGCGGAGGTAGTCCAGTCATCGGTTATGATCCAGATCCGGAAAAGAAAATATTAGCGGTGAATGAAACTGAAGCAAAGATTATCAGGCACATTTTCGACCGCTACCCGGAACTCGGCTCCGCGAAAAAACTGGCCGCCGAACTCAATAAAAAAGGCTGGCTGACCAAGCAATGGACATCCGCAAAAGGCAAGATTTACGGCGGCAAAGAATGGACAACGGCAAACATTTATAAAGTTTTGAACAATCCGCTTTATCTTGGGGAAGTTGTCCATAAAGACAAAACCTATCCCGGTGAACATGATGCCATCATAAGTCAAAAGCAGTGGGACAAAGTTCATG